GATATGGTCTTCAAGTGTTTTGAGGACTTTCTTCCCATATTTCGTATGACAGCCCTTTCGGCAGGTCTCAAAATATCTCAGGGAAAGAACTATCTTTCCGTCGATGTTGCGATGATCAATTCCCAATTCTATGTATCTGACTGTAAAGGCCAGATGCATAGAAGAGGTTATTTGAACCTTCGCATCATTCGGGGAAACAATATTAAAACCGGAGATTCTCGAGCTCTTCCGAACCATGTTGGTCCCGAGCTTAATCGGATGTGTGAGTATTATCCCCAATCGCGGTGCGCTCTGCCTTCCGCGTTTCGTCGTTGGAACTTTCATTTTTCTGGACATTTTGTTCCGAATTGGTTCCTTCCGACTCATCTTGGTGGATACGGGGTAGATCCGGCGCTGGCAAGTTGTAGTTCACGAATTACCAAAATCCAACGGATTGTTGCGGCACATTTCGTGAATGATCCCAGCCTCTGTCTGTTTCGCCGACCCGGTATTACTCATCACTCTGTTCGTTTTGTATCCTCTCTTATGGAATGGAAAATGCGCCCTGGAGCATACGTTGCGGATTGGAATGAAACTTCCGAAACCGCCGATTGGCTCGGACGCATCTGTTACGCGGCGCGTGCAAGTCACCCTTTTCAACTTCCTAAATCCTCGGAGCGCGATCGTCAAATCGCTTGTTTCCTCGGTGAAGCTGACAAGGTGATACTGATTCGACTGGCCCGGAAGTATCGTCTCAAACCCCTGAGTGATCAGGGAATTGAGAAGTACCGTTTTGTCCAGTTCTTCAGCTCGCTCTTGCCCCCGTGTCCAGACCTGGAGGAGATTCACGTTCCCGATTCATTTGACCGAGCTCGCGGTCATCTGCGCTTGATTGATATTTTTATGGGGTTTCGTTCTTTGAAGGTCCAAAACGGTGTTCCCATGTCCGATCATGAGGAACTTAATAGTTCCGTGCTAACCAAAATGCCGAGAGACTACACGGCACCCCCTCACGAGAGTACCTGCGACTGTTATGATTGTGGCATTCTTCACGGTTTATGTCCTGAAGACTGTTGCATGATTTCTGATCGGATGTGGGGGAATTGTGAGGATGAGAACGAGATGGATAGTCCCCCTATCGTTGCAGGGGTATCCCATACGCGCAATGACAAAGAATCGGAACAAAAATTCCGGACCTCAGTCCAAGGGGTCCTCGTTGCGAACCAAGACTGCCACGGTGGCCACGCTCAGGCGTCGTCTCCGTTCGGTCAGTCTTTCTAAAAACTCAAGCTCCAGCAAGGTTTCCACGGCAGCTCCTGTAGCCTTTTCCAACCTCAATACTTTTGGAAGGAGAGCTCAGACTCGTCGAATTCAGATGACCGAGTACATTGGACAGCTATCTGGTTCCACCAGTTTTGCTGTTCCAGACACCATCATCTTGAATCCGGGTCTTTCTGCCTGGTTTCCCTGGCTGTCGTCGCAAGCTTCTGATTGGCAGCAGTATCGTTTTCATTCATTGTCTGTTCATTTCATTACACAGACATCTACTTCAACGACCGGATCTGTTACACTCGTCCCGAGCTATAACCAGACCCAACCTGCTCCTCAGACTATTCTGCAAGCCATGAATTCTGCCGACTCGAAAGACAATGTCGCCTGGCAAAGTCTTCGTTGCGACCTTGAACCGTCACTCTTGTTTCCCATTGGCCCACGGAAGCTTTTACGCTCCGGAAACGTCATTGGTGATTTGAGTGTGTACGATGCAGGTCGTGTTTTCGTCTGCACTGACGGTCAACCTTCTACTGCCGTGATCGGGAAACTCGCATTGTCTTACGATGTTGAGTTCTTCGGTCCCCAATCCAGTACGTTGGCCGCCAATGCTTCGTCGGTCTACATTTCAACTTGGCTCTCCTCAGCTACCCTTACAGTTCCTGAC